TATAATAAGTTTTATTTAAGGAATATTATGACCCTAGTCCCAATGGTTTTAGAACAAACAAGCAAAGGTGAGCGTAGTTACGATATCTACAGCCGCATGTTACGTGACCGTGTGATTTTACTTGAGGGCGAAGTACACGACCAAATGGCAAATCTTGTTGTTGCACAATTGCTTTACTTAGAAAGCGAAGGTGAAAAAGATATTAGTGTGTACATTAATAGCCCGGGTGGTAGTGTAACTGCTGGTATGGCAATATATGATTGTATGCAATTCATCAAACCCGATATCATGACCATTGTTATGGGTCAAGCATGTAGTATGGGTAGTTTGCTTGCTCAAGCAGGTAGCAAAGGTAAGCGTTACATGTTACCCAATGCTAGACATATGATTCATCAGCCGAGCGGTGGCGCACGAGGTCAAGCTACTGATATGGAAATTCAAGTGCGTGAGATTATAGCTATGAAAAAAAGTCTTACACAAATCTATGTTGACCACAATAGTGCTGGTAAAACATATGACGAGTTAGCTAAGGATATGGAGCGTGATTACTTTATGAGTGCTACCGAAGCAGTAGCATATGGACTAGTAGATTCTGTATTGAAAAAGCGCCCTTGACAATAAATGGCTTATCTGTTATACTGTAGTTGTAATAGATAGAAGGAGTCGGAAATGGAAGTCAAGCCCGAAACATTGTACCGTGTAGAGATCACCGAATATGAAGCAGGTTGGGGTCAACGAATGGATCGCGCCGACACCAAGTACTTCACTACTTTGGAAGAAGCAAAAGCCTACAAAGCACACTGGGAAAAAGATCCTAGCTATGAATGCTACTGGCGCGGTGAGATTACAAAAATCGGTTGACAATAAATGGTTTTGGTGATATACTTACTGTATGAAACTAATTAAAGAACTATTTCAAGCGGCCATCATTGCACTAGTAATGTTTGGCCCCTTTTTCTACTACTTTGCCTTTATGATGAAACCCTAAGGAGCATATGATGAAAGTACTACCAATCCATTCGGCCTATTACGACACACGCCACGGTGGTCCATACGACCGCGGCACAGCCGATGCATGGTACCGTCGTAGATTCAATCCTCACTACTATGTCGGTGATACCCACTCTAGTCCAAAGGTCGAGATGGGACAGATGACTGCCGAAGAAATCACCGCTTACGCCACAGGCTATCGTCACGGTGAGGAAGCAGGCGACCACAAAGAGTGGTAAAAGGTTGACATTAAATGGTTTTGGGTATATAATACATACTTAGACAGTTAATTAAAGGACATTGAAATGCGTACAAAGACTATCATTGAAGGCTTGAAAAATTCTCAAAAATTCCGTGTGATTTTCAAAGGCGATGGCTCTGAGAATGACATTGGTATGTACATGACTATCCAGCAAATGACCGAGATGTTTGCTACAGTTAACTCCCGCGTATTGTGCTGGGATGCAGTACAACAGTTGGCAAACGAACGGGAATTTGCAAAAGCAGTACGCAAACCAATTCCAACTGGACTTGGTACAACTATCCGTGGTAAACAAATTCAAGTGGACTTGGTATAATGTACAATTTACTTTTACTTGCTAATTTTGCATTCATGGGAGCATACGCGGATCTTCCCTCTTGTCAGTATGCTATCCACGAAATCTATGCAAATAAGTTAAATGCTGCGGGTCAGCGTAACCCAGAGTTTGAGAAAACTATCCAACTTTACATGGCAACTAAGACAGAATTTTTGTGTGTCCCGGTCAAAAAAAGTTGACAATAAATGGTTTTGGGTATATAATACATACTTAGACAGTTAATTAAAGGACTTGAAATGACAGATACAGAATTTGACGCTAAGTTTAACTACTACGAGGCCGTGCGTGAGGAACTGGGATTGAGTGCTATCTGGTCCATCTATGAGATTGGCAATCTTAGTGACCGTCATCCCTACGAAGGTGTCAAATTCTTGACATACAAAGATTTCTTTGGTAAAGATATTACTGTGGAAATCAATGGTCTTACTTATGCGGCTTTGTTTGTTGCGGCAAATGCGGTGCTCAATCGGTCCAAAACACATCACAATTTTATCGAGGCCTTTGAGCAAAATACTACAAACCCTGAAGTCCTGGTGTTGCACACTGGATCTTAATAGTTGACAGTAAATGGTTTTGGGTATATAATAGAGTCTTAATCAGTTAATTACAGGAGTTTGCAAATGGGTACACGATCACGAATTGGCGTCATGCATGGTGACAAACTGAAAAGCGTTTACTGTCATTGGGACGGCTATCTGTCGCACAATGGTCAACTGTTGCAAGACCACTATGATAGTGCCAAGGCAAATCATCTGGTTGCTCTTGGTGATATCAGTTCTCTGGGCAAACACATTGGAGAGGCACATCCCTTCAGTCAGTTTGAAATCAAAAAAGATGATATAGATTTTGACAAACTCATTGCCCTGCATGATCTGGCTAAGAAAGAAGGTTGGACTACTTTCTACGGTCGTGATCGTGAGGAAACAGGTGTTGACTTTACTGTGGACCAATCGTATGACGAGTTTTTGAGCAAGGAATATGATTGCGAATACTATTACATCATGTGTGATGGTGTGTGGTATGTTGGTGTTAATCGTAGCCATGATTCAATGGTGCCTGGACAACTGTATGTATTGTCTGAGCAATTGGCTAAGGTGACTGCATAATGAAAGAACAATTACTAGCCCTAGCTTACGAGCAGGAAGACGAGTTTGGCTCTAGTGAGCGTGACGAGTTTGATTGTTTGATTGCATTGATTGAAGATGGCACAATCAGCACCTTTGAAGAACTTGCCAAATATGGAATTGAAAAATGAGTTGGGAATTTAATGCTACCGTACAAGTAATCAAGGCTGTGCGTATTGGTTCTGACCGTAAGGTATATACCACAGCAAAGGCTGCGGCACACGAATGTGCTTACCTTCGCAATGCCAATCACTTTACTCGCCAAGGTAAAAACAATATTCCTTTTGCTGACCCTGACGGTGTGCGACAACAAAGATTGTACAAGAAACTATTACCTGTGTTTGAAAGGCTTTTGAAATGAACGAACGAATTAAAGAACTTGAAAAACAGTGTTGGCAATCTACCCAGTCTGAGCCGTATGCCTTATTTGATGTTAAAAAGTTCGCCGAGTTGATTGTGAGGGAATGTTGTGACATTGTGCATAGCAAGACTGACGAAAGCATACGTGTAGTAATGGCAATTGAACAACATTTTGGAGTTGATTGATGGAAGCAGTAGTAGAAACAACAGTATGGTCGGGCGATGTTCAGCCCAATCATAAATACTTGCTTGATGGTACCAAGGTACTTGCGTATATCAAGCAGGGTTCTACTACGCCACTCTATTTCAAAACACCACTGACTATTGATAAGCGTGGTCGTAAGTTTGTAGCACTTAACCCGAATCCTTTCAAGAAGGTCAAAGAAAAGAGTACAATAGTCAAAGTGTCCGGTAGCAAGGGTCAGGTCTATTCTATTGACACAGAAGAAAAGTCATGCACCTGCCCTGGATACACTTTCCGTGGCACTTGCAAACATATAACAGAATTAGTATGATTATAATTGACATGGTTAGGCCTACCAAAAATGAAAATGTTACAAATGCATTTTATAAATTAATCGGACCAGTAACAAACCCTGGAAGTACAGTTGAGTATCATTCCAATATCAAAAAATTTTTAAAGAGCAAATTTAATTACGATACAGAATTCATATTTAGTGGTGAATACCGTACTTTGACTGAAATACGAGTTAATGCTAATTGTGATGATGTATGGTTTGTTTTAAAACATGGTTAAATAAAATGAAAATAGCACTATGTAGTGATTTACACTTAGAGTTCCAAGATATCAATATCCAGAATACAGAGAATGCGGATGTATTGATATTGTCTGGCGATATCCTTGTCGCTGAGGATATGCACAATCATCCTGAAGTGCATCCAATGGACCCTACAAACATCCCTAACTTGGGTCGCAGACAACTATCGGCACAACGATTCCGTGACTTTATCAAGCGTTGTAGTTTTCAATTCCCGCATGTTGTGGTAATTGCAGGCAATCACGAATTCTATCATGGTAATTGGAAAGCTAGCATTCAATATTTGCGTGATGAATACAGTAAGTTTCCAAACATCTATTTCCTTGAGCAAGAACTCAAGGTCATTAATGATGTAACATTCATTGGTGCAACGTTGTGGACTGATTGCAATAAAGGTGATCCACTCACATTACATACATTGGGTGATATGATGAATGATTACAGAATCATTCGTAATGATGAACACGGTTTTACTAAGTTGCGCCCTGCTCATTCAATGCATCGCCATCAACAAACGGTCAATTATATCAAAACAGTATTAGCTGATAGAAAAGATAGCAAGGTTGTTGTTGTAGGGCATCATGCACCCACATTTAATAGTGTGCATGAAAAATATCGTAATGACAAACTGATGAACGGCGGCTATGCTAGCGACTTGAGTGAATTCATTTTGGATCATCCACAGATTGTATTATGGACTCATGGTCATATGCACGATCCTGTTGACTACATGGTTGGTGAAACCCGCGTGGTTTGCAATCCTCGTGGTTATGCGGGACATGATGAACAAGCCGATGTGTTTGAAGTAAAGTTTTTGGACATCTAACTATGTCATATGGGCAACAATATGTCCAATACTTCTTGCATAAGAACAGATATTATCGTATAATAGTTGTACATCGTAACAACGGTGAATCATTTAATAAGGAAAACAAAATGACTTTAACTAAACAAGCCCGTGTACTAGAGGCACTACAATCAGGTGAACAACTTACTGCAAAGCAAATTGCTGCACGTTTCGGCGTAAAGAACCCAACCGCTACTGTTAGCGATTTGCGTTATGCAGGTTTTGCTGTATATGCAAACAAGCATACCGATACCAAAGGTCGAGTTTCTACTAAGTACCGTTTGGGTCGCCCAAGCCGTGAAATCGTAGCCGCTGGTTACAAGGCAATGGCTCTTGGTCTAGTTTAATATTGACTAGCTAGGTTCAACGGGCACCTCAAGCCCGTTAATTATTTTATACTAGGAGTTACATGAACATATTTCATAAGGTTATGAACAAACTAGGTCGCTACAGGTTAATCCCAGATCGTACTACTGGTGCAGACTATATGCATCGGTATTATATCTTTCTCAAAGACCGTAAATGGTTCCCCTTTAATGTGACCCTACACAAAATTGTGCGTAGTGATGATCCAATCATGCACGATCACCCTTGGTCTTTTATGACAATCATACTCAGTGGTGGTTACTATGAGCATACCCCATGTATCAATCCATTCACAAAAGAAGTAGTGGGTGAGAACAAAATATGGCGCGGTCCTGGAAGTATTATCATGCGTACATCAAGTGATTATCATTGGCTAGAACTGGATAATAACAAACCTGCTTATACACTATTTTTTATGGGTCCTCAAAAACGTGATTGGGGATTCTTATTGAATAACAAATGGATACATAACGAGACGTATCTAAAAAACGTAAAAACAAACTAAGGAAACAAAATGTACATTACACTAACTAACGCAAACCCAGCTTTTCGCGGAACTAAAATCGCACTTAATAGTGATCTGATTCAATCGATTCATACAGCACCTGTACAGAGAGACAGTGGAGAAATTGAAGATGTTACTTTTGTTTTCTGTCCACCACATGGCACATGGGAAGTATCAGAACCAACCGATTATGTCGTTTCAGTATTGAATACACAATGGAACAAATAATGAATGAACAAACCAAAGAAGTATTACTGATATTACAAGAAGAATGTGCTGAGGTAACTCAAGCAGTTAGTAAGTGTATGCGTTTTGGTCCTGATCAAATGAAACCGGGAAAAGTCAGAACTAACATAAATATGCTTGAAGAAGAAATCGGTGATTTGTTTGCTATGGTTGAACTATTGACAGATATGAATGTTGGTGTCACAATCAAAGGAATCAACGAGGCTAAACTAAATAAGTTTCACAAGTTGAAAAAATGGTCTAATTTAACTATTAATAAATAATATTATGGAAATCTCTACAATCATCTATCTACTACAGTCATTGACTATATTTTTAGCAGGAGCTTATTTTGGTACACGATATACATTATACCGTTTATACAAAGCATTAGAAGAAGCTGGGGTAGATATTGAGGAAGAGGAAAAAGCTGAAGTGATTCATGTTAAGAAGTATTTTATTGAAAAGATTAATGAATTGTTTTATCTATATGAGCATACCAGTAATAAGTTTATTGGTCAAGGTAAGTCACTAGAAGAACTTGCAGTAATCGCAAAAGATAATGCAGAGATTGCAGGTGTTACGTATGATAAAGAAGTAGTTTGGTTTGTTGACGGGAAAGTAAAAACAACATTATGAAGGTAAATAAGGTAACGGAACAAGAAAAGACTTTTCAAGTCCGTCACCTTGCGGCTATCAAACAGTATCAACAAGAAAATCACAAGCACCATTTGAAAGCACTTGAGACTGCTGTTATGGAAGAGACACGCATTCAAAGAAACAAAAGATTGAGTTTACCTAAAGGTCGTAACGTTGATATTGACTGTTAACTATGAAAATAAACATCGGTAAGTATCCAAAAAAAGCTAACGGTCGTAGAAAGATTGATGTACAAATTGATGACTACGATACTTGGTCACTAGATAACACACTAGCACTAATCATCTATCCAGCATTATTGCAACTCAAGGCTACTAAGCAAGGTGTGCCTAATGAGTTTGCCGTTGAACCTGCTAGCAATCAAGAAACTTTTGATTTCTATCAAGAGGCATATGATGATGAATGGAAACAAGGACTAGAACGCTGGGACGAGACATTAGACAAGATGATATGGTCCTTTGAGCAATTAATCAAAGGTGACTATGACGACCAATATCATCATGGTAAAGCTGAGTATGATTGGATCAAGACTAATAAAAAATATCCTAATCCAGTCACTGGTGTGATGGAAGCAACATACAAAATGGTAGACAAGAATCCCGATGAACATTGGTACGATAGTGTTGGGCATCAAAAACATGATGAAAGAATACAAGAAGGATTAGAATTGTTCGGTAAGTATTTTCGTAGCATGTGGGATTGATATGTTTGACCAAATAGCAAAACAATTAGAAGCACAACCATTACGCAAGAGTAATAGATATCATTACATTACCAAAAAAGAATTTGATGATTTTATTAAAGGGTTTCTGTTTGAAGAAATAAAAGGAAATACTAAGTTAGGTGAAGAATTTTGCAAAAAGTTTGATGAGACAAATCATGTGCTAAGTATATTAAGCAACAAGGCTGCAACAGAACATATTAGAAAATTCTATGTAAAATGAAACAGAAATTTATTGATTATTACATGAAGGTAGCAGAACTTACTAGCACATTGAGTTATGCTAAACGATTACAAGTTGGTTCTGTAATTGTCAAAGGTAACAAAATACTTGCTACTGGATACAATGGTATGCCAAGTGGATGGGATAATGAATGCGAGACAACTGAGATAGTTGAATTGGATGAAAAGTTTATTAAACAACTTGTGACTAAACAAGAAGTATTACACTCTGAAACTAACGCAATTGCTAAAGTGTCCGCAAGCACAGAATCTAGCGAGGGAGCGACAATGTTTTGTACTCATGCCCCGTGTATCAATTGTGCTAAACTGATTTATCAAAGTGGTATCAATAGTTTATACTATAGAGATACATATAGAGATACCGCAGGAATAACTTTCCTAGAAAGTAGTGGTGTTAGTGTTATTAAATACGAACCTCAAAGCTGAAATCATTATCGATTATGGCAGTCTAAAACCAATGATTGGTTGGTTAGAACGCAATTGTGTTGGTCAATGGGGATATGATTGTGTCGTGCCTGCAGGACGTGATGGTGGCATGTATGAATTTTACTTTGAAGAAGAACGAGACTATACAGCTTTTGTATTATGGAAACAATGAAATACTATACCTTTTACCGTGAATCAAATAACTTTGATGATATATTAGCTGATACTAGTGTCAAAAAGATTATTGCTACTAAAATCAAATGGCATCAGCATCTGTTGATTGGTATTCAAAAAGAAGGCAATGAGCAAAACTTCAGCCTCATTACATTGAAGTACGGTGATGATATGATTAACAATCTTACTAAAGATTTTACTCCTATTATAGGAGTAGATTATATGCCTAAAAAACGTTAATGTAGTTGAGATACCATATACGCTTCTGGTATGCGTGTATGTGTATTCTTGCTGCCCAGTAATACTACTGTCCTAACTCCTTGATCACCGTGTAGCATCATAACGATGCATCCACCGCTGGCATTGATCCATCCTGTTTTACTTACTATAAAGTCAATACCTTTGCCAACTAGGGTATTGGTGTTGTGAAAGATAGCATATCTTGTTTTGTTTACTTGCCAAGAGATTGCAGGGGTATTGCTTGCGTTAGTGATAGTTGAGTAATTCTTTGCTGCCATCACTAACTTAACTAAATCTTCTGCTGTGCTTACATTGGTAGTAAGTAATCCAGTTGGATCAGTAAAATGAGTATTATACATTCCCAATTCATTAGCTTTGTTGTTCATTGCTTGGACACATCTAAACATACCACCGGGATAGTATTCGCATAGCATTCTAGCAGCATTGTTATCCGATTTAACTATTGCTAGATTGAATAATTCTTTTCTAGTGAATGTTCTGTTGTATAGTTTTTTAGGTATTGTTTCACTTAATGATTGACCACTATCTAATACAACGATGCTAGTCATTAGTTTGGTTATGCTAGCGATAGAACGAACATCAGTAGTATGTGAACCTTCCAGTATAAGTCCATTATCATCGGCCACCAACCATGCTTGAGCAGTTAGATTGGGTCCTGCTATAGCACAAAATGTAGCACATAACAGTAGTGGTGCAATATATTTTTTCAATTAAAATGTATCTTTCTTTTTCAAAAAGACTGGTGAGAATTCAGCATCAGTCCCTGAACCAACAATGCAACTAAGTTTATCTTTAGTTGCCACGATTGTCCAAGTTTTCTCTTTTGGACTCATCCACAATGTCATAGTAGAACCTGCTTTATCACTAGCTTTACCTAAGATAATGGGTAACTCTTTATAAGTTTTCTGTAACTCTGTGAATACTTTCATAGTATTGTAACATTCTATGGCGATGTTTACAATTTCATCGGGTTTATCTTGTGCATAAACGGGCAGGAAGGACAGGCTTAGTAGTATTAAGGTTAAGTGTTTCATATTTTATTTATGTTAAACGGGTTGATCACCGATAGTAATTCCACCTTGACTTGCATCGATGGATACATTACCCATTGTAACGATAGGTAGTTGCGTGAATATCCAACCCAAATTGTTACTCACGTTAGTAGAGGTTGTACCAGCGTACCAAGTAGGAGCACTATTGGTCTGACCGGTTACACCGGTCGCATTTATATCTTGGATAGATAGATAATCTCCATATACCGTGCCACTAGCTTTTCGAAGTGTTGCACGAGTGCCTGCGGAACTTGAGTTAACAGTCACTAAACTTCCTGATATTCCACGCAAATTGAAATTATTAAAAGTTTGAGTTGTTCCAGCAGTGAATGTTATAGTAGAAGGTTGAACTGTGTTTGTTATATTATCAAAAGTATTAGAACCGGATATAGTCAATGCACCGGCACCGCCTTGATTTAATGTTGAGTAAGTTCCTCCTCCACCTGCAAATGTTTTTGCAGCAGCACTATTCATATTGATAGTAAAACCACTCATTGTTAAACCTGTACCAGAAGCATTAGAGAATGCTGTAAGACCTGAACCAGTGATAGTAACTGTACCATTGCTACCAACTATACTTCTAGTAAGCGTTCCAGTACTAGTGAATGTAGGTGTCGTTACTGTATATCCTTTTACATCTAGTGTTCCTTGTGTAAGGGTCAGCCCGATACTACTAGTTGTATATGATCCATTTAACGTACAAACAATATTTGCCCCGTTAATGGTTAATCCTGCCGGGCCTGCCGCAGCATTATTGGTAATAAGTGTTCCGTTACCTATATAGGTCAGAGTTAGAGAATTATAATTTACACTACTTACAAGGGTAGTATCACCAGTAACAAATACACCACCATTTGGTGAACAAGTACTACCAGTAAAATTTAATCTAGAAACATAGAGAGTTGGACTACCAAGTTGAGGTACTGCCGCACCTGAGGTAATAGCCAATGGAGGAGCAGTAGTAGCTGAACCACCAGCAGTACTACCTGTTATAAAAGTTCTAGTAATATTCATAGCTGTAGTGAATCCACCAATTCCAGTGTATGAGAAATTTGTAAGATCAGCCATAGACAATACGGTAGTAGCTGCTGTCGTATGTGCTAGTGAGATGTTACCTGCACTGACAGTATTACCAAACGCTATACTACGGGCAGTAGTACTACTTCCACTATAAATACCAGTTGTCAAGGTAACCCCTGGATTGATTATTAAACTGCCACCGGTGTGAGTAAAAGTACCAGTCGCAGTCAATGCGTAATTAGTTGCAAATGTGATTGATCCACCTGATAAAGTCCATGCTGCTATCGCACTTATCGTACCAGTACTGTATGTGAATGAACCTGCTGATACAACAATACCAACTGATGGCGTTAATGTTCCATTGCCACCTGCCCAATCATGAGTTCCACCGTTAACTGTAAATGTCGTACAGCTTAATGTACCATTTGATATACCAAAGCTACCACCACTGAAAGTAGCAGTACCACTACAAGTTAAACTATTACCACAGAAGAATGAACCGGCTGTCTGTTGATAGGTTACGCATAGTATAGCTGCGCCAGCTAAACTATACGCTCCAACACTATTAAGAGTTAGTGTAGCACAGCTTTTAGTATTACTATTGAAAGTCCCAGTGCCACGCAAGTTGAACGAACAGTTTGTCCAAGTTCCAGCACTACTCAATGTCACAGAGCCAGCTACGTTAATAGTAGTAGCAAGAATCGTGAATGCGCCTGCTGCGCTTGGATTAAAGTTAGCGAACCAGCTACCAGTCGTTATTGTAGGTACTGCTGTTCCACCACTATCCCATGTGATACTTATTGCATTGTTTACACTACCACCAGTCGTTCCTATCGTATAAGTTTGTGCTACCGTACCTGATGTCAAGAATCCGGCTGCCGGACTATAGAATGTACCATAATCAACTATCAAGTTAGTTGTATTTGCCATATCAACTGCAACTGCTGCTGCTGTTGTATTTGTTAATCTTATCTGTCCATAAATTTGCAAGAAACGAACGCCAGTGCCGTTAGAAATAAATCTACCAACTGACAATACTTGATTGCTACCTGTATTGTATATACTTAATGTACCTGCATTGAATGTGTATGTACTAGTTCCAGCAGTCATCGTGAAACTTGCAGTTAGATATACACCGCCGCCGTTTTGAGTAATTGTGGTCACGGTTAATGTACCACCATTGCTTAAGAATACATTACCACTAGTAACAACAAAACTTCCTGAAGGAGCAATCGTACCACCCCAAGCAGTAAGTGTTCCGCCGTTGACAGTGAATGTCGTACAAGCACATGTTCCGGATATTTGTGGGCTTCCTGATAATACAGTAACTGCTACTACAGTTTTTGCATTAAATGTTAATGTTCCATTACCTCTAGCATTCAATGACAAGTTAGTATAAGTTCCACCACTTGCTAATACCAAACCAATAATGTTAACTGTTGTTACAGCCGGTGTACAAGTACTACCGGTGAAGTCTATTGTATTAAAATAACTACCACTACTAATAGTAGGTATACTTCCACCTGAAAATATAAACAAGTTTGGTGCTACTGTAGGCACACCGCCACTACCACAATCAAATGATCTAGTTACTGACATGTTTGCTCTAAAGCCACCAGTACCAGTCGCACTAAAATTAGTAGCATTATTCATACTTAAAACAGTTGTTCCTGCTGTAGTATGTGTAAGATTTATAAAAGTTGAACCAAAGTTGATAGCACGGACATTTGTAAGACTTGAGTTAAATTGTGCAGTATTCAAATTAAACCCGTTAAGGGTAAGCGTGCCTGCTGTAAGTTCAAATCCTTGCAGTCCAACTAACGAGTCTTGGTCGAAGTTGTCCGATAATTGAACTATTCCATTTGTGTTAATATAAACTTGTGGAGTCATCAATTTACCCGCACTTGTTATACTTTGAACATAACCTGGTAAACTGTTCCCGAACCGTAGTCTACCACCAACGCCTGTCACGCTTGTCAACCCTGATCCGTTTATCCAATCACCTGAACAGTAGATGTTAGTACCACTACCAGTGCTTAATGTAAAAGCATTTGTTCTACCTGCCATATTTATGGTAGTAAAATAAAAATCTGTTCCCATTGAAATTGACGCACTTGTGTTTAGTCCATTGTTGTCTATTACGATAGTATCTTGAGGCAAAGGAAAATTAGCACTAGACGGAGACCCACCTGATGTCAATGCCCAAGCAATAGAGGTAATGCTACCTCCTGCTGCGAAACTCCAATACTTATTCACTCCTGGTCTAAATGAAATATTATTGTTATTACCTATATTACCTAATAATGTACCAGTCCAAGGCAACCATTTACCTTGAGCATTAATATCTCTAAAATTAACATAAGACAGTGGTGATATATTACCATTAACAGTTATTTTAACTTGAGTCCCTACAGTAGCCGACGTTAATGTAAATCTACTAACGTAAGTGGTGCCAGTTGGTACAGGTATAGTAAAATTACCATTGACTACGATATCATTGGTAATTACATACCCACCATTTGCGCCACCTGAAGTATCGGTAAATAATGTTAAATTGTTAAATGTATTTTTTCCTGTCATTGATTTACTGGTACTACCGGTTCCAGTATAAATGAAATTATAAAAAGTCAAGCCGTTCGTTGATCCGTTATCTACTAAAACATCATTAAAACCTGTATAATTTATTGTACTAGTGCCGGCATTAAATGTTAATCCAGTGGTAATGACATGGAATGTACCACTCATTGTAATTGTAGAACTACCTAAATTTATTGCTCTAGTTGTAGTGGTAGTATATGAACTAAATTGAAAGCATGATACATCATAATTGTTTGTTTGGAATGTGCCAGCTTCTACTATTACGTCAGAACTTAGGGTCAATGGGTCTGTCAAACTAACAATTCCGCCACCTGTAAGTTTTATTGTATTCGTTGTTTTACCATTACTGGTCATTGTTTGCGTATTACCAACACTAGCACCAAATACTAAAGTATTTGGTGCTGTTGTAACAGTCATTCCAGTAGAATATTTCCAATTTCCATATATGGTGTTGTCTGTACTTAAAGTCCATGATCCTGCGAACCCAGTAAAATCTACACTTTTTGCTGTATATCCTGCTGTACCTAAAAATGTCAATGCATATGTTCCGCCGGTAAAGTTGAAACTTATTGCTTGCGCTTCTGGCAATGCACCAGATGCAACAGTAATAGCAGTACTACCGGTACTTGTTACATTGACAACGGGGATACCGGTAATAGTTAAAGGCCCAGTGATAGTTCCTGTATTCCAGATAGTACCAGTACCAGTTACATTGAAGTAACCAGTTCCGAAAGCTATTGTTCTTGCATTAGCTAATGTTGAAACAAACAATCCAGTTGTCACTACATAATTATTAAGTCTAAATGTACCATTACTGAATGTAGTTGTTCTAGTACTACCGGTTGTTAAATTACTATTTAATAAATATGTACCAAGACCACTCATCAATATAGGATTATCAATCGCTCTACCTATTGAGATATTGGTAGTCACGCCGGTAGTAGCAGCAAATTCAAGAAGCCCAGTACTTGCACTCACTGAACCGCCTGTTGCCGGTATAATAAAAGTAGTACTATTGACTGTCATTGCACCAGGAAGATATGTAAAAGTCATTCCAGTTAAATCGACTGAGTTCAAGCCGCCAAGTAACGTTACCGTATCTGTTGCACCAGATGCCAAATACATATTAAAACCAGTTCCAGGAGACCCTATAGCAATACTAAATTGAGGGACTACGTAAAAACTGAAAGTTCTAGTGCCAACACTACCGGTATATGTGCTGTTTATAGCTACCGTGCCTGTCGTAGTTATTACTGCATTGGTAACATTCCAGACATTCATGTTATTTCCGGTTAACAATATCTGTCCACTAGTTCCAAAATTTATAGTATTTGCACCAGATACAGTGCGGTTAAATCCTCCAGTTGATAATGTTACATTGTTTAGTGTTAATACACCACTTGCTGCGACTTGAGAAAAAGTAAAAGTTCCACTTTGTGTTAATGCATAGTCTTGATTAAAAACAGCAGTACCTGATTGTAGTGTAAAAGCAGGAGTCGCTCCTAAAGTTCCGCCCGGTGAATAGGTAAATACTGCACTAGGCGCACCGTTATTCACAACAATAGAAACAGATGGATTAATAGTACCACTGTTAAGAGTGAAATTGGTACCAGTAGTAAACGTTGTACAGTTTATAGTACCAGAATTCATTGTTAACGTGCCGGCATTATAAGTAGCGGTACTTGAGCAAGTTAAAGCAAAACTATTTAAATCAAATGTTGCGGTGGCCACAGATTGCGTATAAGTAGTACAACTAAAATTGCTTGACAATGTAGTTACAGTTGGGTTTGGTGTAGCTACTCCTATTGTCAATGCACCTACCCCAGTAGTATTTCCGTTACCATTATACGACCCGGTACCGTAAGTAGTCAATACAATACTTGTATAAGTTCCACCTGAACTCAATGTCATATTTTTGATATTTATTGTCCCCGAAGCAGTACCACTATAACCACTAAAATTTAAAGTGTCAAACCAACATCCTGCTGTAAATGTTGCTGCTGCTGATCCAGATGTAATTAGAAGTTTAATAGCAGATGTAAGAGTTGGCGTAGTTGTAGCAGTAAATGTTTTGGTAACATTCATTGTTGTATTAAAAACACCAGTGCCTGTCCAAGTAAAATTAGTATATCCTAAATTTAATGCAGTTTGTCCAGCAGTAGAACTTACTAAATTGATATTGTTAGTACCAAATACAATTGATCTAACATTAGTATTTTGTGAACTGAATATAGCAGCGGTTAAGTCAACCCCATTAAGTGTTAATGTACCAGCAGTTAATGTGTAAGTATCTGTTAAAGTTAATGCTGTACTCAACGACACTGTTCCGGCTGTTTGTGTAAACGCAGGAGTAGTTACTGTGCCGGTAGTGGGTAAAGTGAATGCACCTGAAGTTTGAGTAAAACTAGTAGATGCTGTTATACTACTGTTAACTAATGATAATGTACCTGAATCAGTCCATGTAGTACAAGAAAATGATGCTGGCAAATTTCCATAAAGGTCAGTAAGTGATGTTAAAGTACCTAAACTAGTAATACTAATAGCACCTGAACATATTATACTGAATGGACCTGTGACACCGGATGGTTGATTACTGAAATCCCATTGACCAGAGGTCATCGTAAAACTAGTACAGCGTAAATCATCGTTCATGTACTGGTAATGAGGACCTAATGTTAGTGCTAAACCCATTGATACTGCACCAAGACTTCTTCCATTAGTAGTCCATACAGCCGGTACTGTTGTGCTTGAACCTGCACCTTTTGCTTGTACATTTAATGTATTGTAAGTACCAGTAGCACTAAGAGTAAGACTTTGCCGAATAGATGCACCACCTGTTATTGTAGCACCACTTGTACTAAAATCAAATTCTTGAAAAATACTAGTTGCGGTAATTGTAATCGTAGCCGATCCGGGAGAAGTAACAGTTAATTTTGGTTGTGGATTAGCAGTTACTCCAGCCGCAGTACTTCCATAAGATAACGTCCTATTAACACTACTATCTAATATAAACCCAAATGAACCTGCTGTTCCTGTAGTAGTACAACTTGTAAGAGTTGCCATATCTAATACTGTGGTTCCAGCAGTGGGGTGTGTCAAATATATGTTACTTGTACCATAATTAAGTGTACGAGTACTTGTATTATTAGAACTGAATATACCAGTTGTTAAATCAAATCCATTTAGTGTCAGTATCCCAAAAGATAAAGTTGTAGTAGCTGTATTTACAGTAGTCAATGCACTACCTAAACTCCATGTACCGGAACCAATAGTTACAGTTCCGCCTTGAAATGTTATTGAAGAATTTATTACTACTCCATTGGTCGTAACTGTTCTAGCAGATACTGCGTTAAATGTTATAAGACCGGTCGCAGACCAAATAGTACTTGCTAGTAATGACATAGAACCGGATACCGCAAGTGTGCCCGTAGATGTAAATGTAACCACACCGGCACTGGTGGTAATATCAAAGCATGTTAATGCACCTGTCATGGTGACAGTATAAGTAGCTGATTGGTCAAAGAACACAGGATCAGCTACTCCCGGGGCAGGAGCACCGCTAGCACCGCCGGATGAGAATGACCAGTTAGTTGTTGCAGTAGACCATGTTCCAGTACCGCCCACCCAATAACGACCGCTTGGTATGATAGAGAATGCAACAGCAGAAAGATTATGTGAAGCAGTAATTGTAGCAGTTCTTGCAGTAGTTAAACCCGCTGATGTTTGTGATTCATCAACAACTAATAATCCATTGACAGTACTAGTAGGAGAAAAATTAACACGACTTGTCGTAGAAGCAGGAGCTGTCCATGTTCCGACAACTTGATTACCAGCATAAACACTAATTACATATTCATTAGCGTATGTTGTAGTAAAGGTATTCGTAGCTAAACTAGTTGCAGCAGTCGCAGTGCTAAAAGTACTTATAACATCAGATGCACTTACACCACGATAAGCAAGCATTACTGCTGTAGATTGACCATTGCCAACTGTTACTACTGCATTTTGTACTGTACCAAGAGCAAAGCCAACATAAATGGTTACAAATTGTGATGCACCCTGCGCAGCAATTCTTGTCCAAATACCCGTAACACTTCCAGGAGTAGTGGTAGTTCCGGAAATAACTAGTACAAGCAAATCTCTATCTTGATAACCCACAGGAGGCGTAACAACAGGGTTTGTTGCTGTAACTACGGTGCCGGCTGCAACAAATGATATTGCCATAACTTAACCTTGAATTCCTGTAAGCATTAATATTTCTCTTTTACTACTAATATTTATGACAGGTTAAAAACCCTTATTACTTATTACTTGGAATGTGATAGTCACTAATGGTGCAATGATACAAAGTGAACCCATGATCCATAGTGTTCCCATGACCGCTCTTGCTTTGGCTTCACGGTCTTTCTGTTTCTGTTCTTCTATGCGTTTATCCTCTGCTTGTCGTTCTTCCATCATTCTTCTGCGTTCGGCTTGCATCTCATAATAGACCTCTGCGTTACCAGACCAGAAGAGTATATCTTTCAGTTCTTTCTCATGTTGCCTCAATGCTCTAGAGTGCATGGCCATCTCTAATGCTTTAGCATTGATCTCCGCATTGCTCATCCGGATAGATTCTATCTTAGCTTTGGTAGCAGAATGATGCAGATCATCCGCAGCCTTGTAGAAAGTGCTGAATTCGTTTATGAGGCCGTTTATATCTTTGCCTAGTTGCACAGCTTTTTTTATTCCGGCCACTGCACCTTGTGCTATCGCAAAAGCGGTGAACGGATCGATCATTTTCGTGCGTCCTTAGAATTAAGTGATTCTGATTTAGGTGGCGGTGGAGGAGGCGGGGGCGGTATAGGAGGTTCTGGATATTGTACACATACCATTTTATGTTGTACAGGTACTTGTGATTTCAAGTCGGCAAGGCTTCTTTGGCAAGTAGCCTCATCCTGAAAACTTCCAATCTGCTGTATAACTGGGGACACGATTCCCGCACTGATTATAACAATAGACCATACCATATTGGCCACTAATGTACTCCTTATTGTTGTTATTATTGTTGTACTATGTATTTAGCTATAAAATCGTTACAATCTAGTTGCAGATAAATATAATCATGCGTATACAAGAAATTTTTGAAGAAATTGAGAGTGAACCAGAAGAAAAGATGCCACATCTATACCTAGATATGGATGGTGTGCAAGCTGATTTCTTTGGCGCATGGGCACAAAGACACAATGTTTCTACTTATAAAGAGATTCCAAATAGAGAAGCAGATATAAATGTTTTAGCAAATAGTAGCGCAGAAGAAGTTTATCAGTTTTTCCGTGACTTGAAACCATTGACAGGTGGTATGCGTATCGTCATGTGGTTGAACGATAACAAGATTCCGTTTACGGTATTGTCTGCCCCATTGCGTGGGCCTTACGCAAGTGCTAGCATAGAAGCTAAAAAAGATTGGTTAGACCAATATAATCCTGGCACGAGTAACGGTGCAATATTTACCGCAGCAAAGTACAAACATGCACTAAACGGTGGCATACCCAATGTGTTAGTAGACGATTACGGCAAATACTTAGATGCTTGGAATAGTGCAGGTGGTATCGCAGTAAAGCATGAAGATAGTAATACGGCACAAACTATCAAAGAACTTGAACAGATTTATGGTCCATTCATCCATAAATCTTGATAAGTAATCAACAAAAATACTATACTGTTACATGGCTAAAGCTAATCCTGGGCAAGAAAGAATGCGTTACGAAGTCATAACGCAACCTATGCCTGACAATGATGATGACTTATTATTGCCTATCCCACAAGCATTGCTTGACCAAATGGGCTGGAAAGAGGGAGATAATATTGAGATTGGATTAGACGCAGAAGGCCGTTATATATTAAAGAAAACATGAATAATAGTTCAATCTATCCACCAACATACCCACAGGTTCATACAACTACAGGTACTAGTATAAATATAAATCCAATAACTACAGGAACTAACGGGCAATTTCTAGTTAGTAATGGCGCAAGTCCAGTCTGGACTGATACTATTAATTATCAACCTACTGGTACTTTGCAAGTTAAAGGTGATGCTGTTTTTGAGGGTGATATTAAACTCAATGGAAAAAGTCTAGACAAGACTTTGACTAAACTAGAAGAACGATTAGCTATATTACATCCTAACGAAAAACTAGAAAAAAAGTGGGAAAATCTACGAGAATTGCGTAAGCAATATATGGAATTAGAAGCCGACATTCTGGAAAAAGAACAGATTATGGAAATCTTGAAAAGATGACGGTTGACAATAAATGGGTTTTGTATTATAATATCTCTATATTAACTATGTTTATACCCGTATGACCATGCATCTAGCACATCCCTCCCTATCAATGGGTGGCAAACGCAAGGGCAAAATCAAGTTTCGCAATGCAGAGGAAGCACGTAAACACCGTGAACTAGAATCTGACTGGCACGAACTACAGAAAAAGTGGGGCGTGGAGCAACAAGAAAAGAAACGCAAACGAGCAATGGCAGCAGAACCATTGGTCTATTCACTTGACACGCCTGTAGGTCGTACAAACACACATCACATCAAGAGTTTGGATACTGGACATTATGGTCCTGTATCTAGCAAGCCAGCACCAAAATACACAGGAACAAAGATTCTTGGTATCGGTACTATGCACAAAAGTAATGCTGTCCCTGTCTTTAGTGACGAGGAAGCTAAAGATATCAGCACGATGCGCCGCAACTAAAGGAGTTTAATAAACTAAAATGGCAAAAGAAGAGGGAATCAAGATGGACGGCAAAGTAGTCGATGTACTACCCAATGCCATGTTCAAAGTACAGATGAATCCTAGTAATGTAATTACTGGTTACATCAGTGGTCGTATGCGTAAGAACGACATTAAAATATTATTGGGTGATACTGTTGAAGTAGAATTCAGCCCTTACGATTTGTCAAAAGGCCGTATCACACGGCGTAGATAATGCATCTAGAGGTCATCAGTAAAGACCGTGCTACAAGATTTGTCAGGGAAACGCATTACAGCAAAGTAATGCCAAAACTAACAAAACACTTTCTTGGTTGTTTTATCAACGATCCTGATAGTGTTTTTGAGAATGACAAACTAGTCGGTGTAATCACATTAGGTTGGGGAACCAGACCCTTACACACTATTCAAAAGTTATTTGCTGGATATACTAGCGATGATTACTATGAGATAGGCAAAATGTGTATGAGTGAGGAGATGCCACGCAATAGTGAAAGTCAATTACTCAGTCTCACAATCAACTGGATGAAGAAAAATACCCCAGAAAAGAAATATCTTTTCACATGGGCAGATGGCATTGTTGGTAAACCAGGATATGTTTATCAAAGTGCTAACTTTTTGTATGGTGGATATATCTGGACTGAGGTATATGTTACTGACAAGAATGAGAAGATTCACCCAAGAACTATGCAGGGTCTAGGGGAGAAAAAAGAAGGTCAATCATATGGTTCACGACCTGATTTTACTGCAAGAAAACAACTGAACTTGAGCCGTGTCTGGGGCAAACAGTTTAGATATATCTATCCAATCAACAAAACAGCTAGAAAATACTTAAAGAATAGCACAGTAAGTTGGGATATCAACTACCCCAAAGACAAAGATTTAGTCTGGGATATACTACGCCCAGGCGAGACTACAAAAGAACAAACAACTGTGATGCCTTTCGTACAGACAGGGCACATTGAGATGCAGAAACAGTAATACAATCCCGTATAGCATAAATACATGTTATGCGTGACATTATTACATTGCTTGAGGAAAAGAGTAAGCCTCAAGACATAGAAATCATACCTCTTAACTTCACTCCAAATGAAGTTAGTCCTGTACTGTCCAAAGATACGTTGGATTTGCACTATGGGGAACTAGCCCATGGATATGCTGAACGCTACAATAACAAAGAAGGTGATAGAGATTTCAATTATGCAGGTGCGTTCCTGCATAACACACTATTTCCACAATTCCGTGAAGTAAGAAACATCAACAAGCCCAACGGCCCTATGTATGGATTCATCAATAAGCACTATGGTGATTATGATAACATGAAGTCTGAGTTTGAGACTGAATTTATGAAGTTACAAGGATCGGGTTGGGTATACTTAGCGACCGATGGCAAGATAAAAACGATACCAAATCACCAAGTACGCGATGATATATTGTTATTAGTTGATAGATGGGAACATGCTTGGATATTAGATTACGGCAGTGACAAGAAAAAATATCTAAAAGAACAATGGAAAATCATAAACTGGAACGTGATTAATACTAGGTGGGGTAAGAGTTTATGAGAGCAACAGAATTCATCACCGAAGTATTTACTAGCAATGTCTCTAGTGAGGTAGTTAGAGCGACTTCAGATTTATACACCACTAAAGCTACGATAGGTGGTCGTGTTATCGTTTTCAATGCTTCACAGTATGACGATGATGAAGGCAAATCAGTATGGGAAATAGACTTTACCGAATATGAAAAAGACGGAACTGGTACAACTTTTAGAAAAACTGGTTCTGGTAATGAGTTACAAGTATTCTCATTTGTCATTGAGTCAATCAAAGATTTGATTTCTAGCTATCATCCTGATCAACTTACATTCACTTCACACAAAGCAGATGACAATAGAACTAAATTATACCAGCGTATGTTGAATAGAATCAAAGTACCTGGTTACCACGCGGCACCTGTTGATTCGGGCGAGTATGATGACTACTTTAAGATTGTCAAAGATAATTTGTCTGAAGATGACGGCCCGGTCAAGCTCACACTAAACAATAATGATGCTGCTAAAGCATTTATTGAAAAGGTCTATACTAAGTATCCATATACTATGCAGAACAATCACGTTATGGTTTGGGGTAAAGGTGATGAACAACAGTTTGCTATGTTTGAACTAATACCTAGCTTTAGTAAGCGCGGTGCAGTTGAAGTCAAATGGTTCCAAGCATATCCATTGCGACAAGGTGTAGGTTCTAAAGCAATGAAAGAACTACAAGCAATGGCACGCGAAGATGATATTGCACTAACACTATTCCCTTGGGACAAAGGTCAAGTAAGTCAAAGTAAACTAACAAAGTTTTACAAAGGTCAAGGTTTTAAGCCCACGGTAAAAGGTGCCAAAAACATGCAATGGGATCCTAGTATAGATGAAGCAGAAGTAGCTACTAAGAATAGTAATGAGATTTGGAGACAACTTAAAGCAGCCGGATATCATCATGTTGGAAGCGGTGCTGATGCTACTGTCTTTGCCAAAGATGATAGCCATGTGATCAAGATATTGATGCCGGAAGATGCAGGTAGCAAAGCTGAACAAGTATTTCGTAAGTTCTATGAGTTTTCAATGAGCCATCAAGATTTACCATGTGTTCCTAGATTCAATGAAGTGAACACTATTGATATCAATGGAAAAGACTATACCCAGATTGAGATGGAAAGATTATCTCCAATAGAAAAAGGTGGTTTCTTACAAGGTATGATTTGGTTATTAAGTGATTATGTTAATGGAAATAAACCATGGTCAACTGTGGAAAATGAATTAACAAATGGACACCCGTGGTATTTTTTTAGTCCAAATTATTCTGGTACCTTTGCTAGAACATGGCAAAGTATACTAGAAAATCCTGCAAGTAAAAAAACTTACAGTATGTACAAACAGCTATATACTGTGATGCAGTTATTATATAGTACAGGTAATATCAATAAATTTGGATGGGATTTGCATACTGCAAATGTCATGCAACGAAGTGGCGGCCAACCAGTCATCATCGATCCGTGGTTCAGCGAAGGAACATCATAAAATGAATTTAACAATTACAGAAAATGCAACAGCAAAGATAATAGAAGTAATACAGGAAGAAGGTAATCCTGAACTAAAATTACGCATGTATGTGCAAGGTGGGGGATGCTCAGGAATGAGTTATGGATTCACCTTAGACGAAGTGCAAAACGAAGATGATTGGGTTATTCCAGCTGGTTCCGCTAGTATTTTAGTTGATAGCATGAGTATGCAGTATATCGCAGGAGCAGAAGTTGACTATAAAGATGACTTGTCTGGTAGTCAATTCGTGATTAATAACCCAAATGCACAGACAACTTGCGGTTGTGGCAGCAGTTTTCAGCCAGATTATGACATGATGGAGCATTATTGATTTAGTCCTTATTGATAAATACATAATAAGGATTAACCATGGCAATTTCAGGCATAGAAAACATCAATATAGGTTTACAGAATCAAGCCGCTGGCAGTGATTCATTGTACACAGCCTTTAATAAATCTCAGAACAATTTCACTACACTATTTTCTTGCGCTAGTCCAACTACTAATTTCGTAGCTGGCAATGGGGTAGCTGTATCTTATAGCAATAGTAATACATATTTGACTATCACTAACACTGGTGTTACTAATTTAGTAGCCGGTGATAGTAGTATTGTGTTAACACAATCTAATGGAAATGTAACAATTACCGCACCAGGCGGCGGTAATGGTGGCGGTGGCGTATCAAACATTGATGTAGTGGGTGCAGCCAGTGGTGCTAGAATTACATCAACAGGTGGCCCTATTATTACTAGTGGTATCATCACACTAGATTTAGCAACTTCGGGAGTTAATCCTGGTACTTATACGTATCCTACAGTAACAGTTGATTCATATGGTCGTATTACTAGTATAGCAAATGCAGCATCAGTGGGCACAGTTTCTAGTGTAGGGGTGACAACGACTGGAGCAGGTATACAGATATCTGGTAGTCCTGTAACTACCACAGGAAATATCACAATTATTAATACCGGTGTTACAAGATTAAACGCCGGGACTGGAATATCATTAAGTAGTAGTAACGGAAACATCACAGTTTCTACTTCAGCAGCATCAACAGGCGTTACTAGTGTAGGGATATCCAGTACTTCATTAGATGTTACAAACAGCCCTATAACATCTACTGGCACAATGACAGTAGATTTACCCACTAACACTTCTATTGTAGGTAATTTAACTATTGGTAATAATTCAACAGTGACTGGAAATATAACTGCTGCTAATACAATAACTACATCATATATAATTGGATCAGTTGGTACAGGAATATCAGCAGCAGGCACCGTACAAGCTAATGCCACAGCAATTACTAAAGACAATAATATTGTATCTACGGTTGTTACTGGAGCAGGCGTCATATTACCAACATCAGTGCCCGGCATGAGAATCTATATTAAAAATGCGTCAGCTAATGCATTGTTAGTATACCCAACAGCTAATGTAGTAATTAATTCATTAGCAGCAAATGCAGCTTATTCGCAAGGTGCAAACGCTAGTGCTTTTTATATTGCTGCAACTACTACTAAGTGGTATAGTTACTAAAAATATAATGGTTAGATAAAATCTAACTAAATATTTGAATGGAACATCCATTCTTAGACAGAAAACAATTGTCCGAAAAGACACTTGAAGAAATTCAGACCGATATAACCGGCTTGATGAATAAATTAAACTTTGCCTATAGAATGGGAAATCGTCCATTAATCAATCAACTTACTATGGTAATCGAAAGCTATCGCAGAGAAGCTGGCGAGAAACTCGATAAGGTTATGGAAAAACAAAACCTCAAGAGTCAAGTATCAATACAAAAAGAGGATGAAATTGGCAACAAAAATAGAACGTGAATTTGCATTTCAAGCAGCGGTTCATTTTGAAGGCAACTTCTTAATGACGTTATACGAACTTACATTAGGTATGGAAGTTGATACAGCATCTATCAAAGAACAAAATATAGCTATGGATAGAATAACTTTTTTCTTAAGTGAATGTTTAAGTAACTGTGTATTTGTAGAATACAATGACAAGAAAGCTATAGAGAAATATCTTCAAGCCGATATCAAAGTATGCACACTTCCAGAAGAACCATACGACCAAATCATAACCGTTCTACTATTACTTAAACTCAACGCTATTACTGAAGGTAAACTTCATGTAAATAATATCTCACTACGTTCTGGACTAAGTGATGATGTTAAGTTTATATATGATATGGAAACTGCTAGCAATCACCCATTTGGTAATAAAGCCTGGTGGACAGAATGCACTACAACTATGTCCGACGTAACTAAAACTAATAAAAAAGATAAAATAGTTAAACTAATCAAACAACATTGTGATTGGGCAAGTGTTGGTTTAGATTGGGAACAAAAAGAATACAAAACTACTGAAATTATTTTTCAAGATAAACAACCATAACTGTTGATTTACACAAAACTCTATGCTATCATGCATAGATGAAAACAGATATGTATGGGCAAATTATTCTCACAGAAAATGATCTCTGTGATTTATATCTGCGTGACCCATTACGCACCATCAAGGGGTGTTTTGTAGATAAACAAATAAAACTAGACGATATTTTTCTGTCTAACGAAAATCTACCCATTCTAGTAGAATATGTTGACAATAAATTGTCAATAGAAGAATTTGATAATAAGAATCAATCACAATGGCAAATGCCCATAGGATATCAAGAGATGGATATAGCTAAGTGGGTATTGGATCAATGTAAAAACGAAGAAGAACTACAACGTGCAGGTGATGAACTATTAAAGTTCCATGATAGGAACATGTTCCCATTATTACAATATCTAAAATATCTTGTTGACACGATGCGTAGAAACAATATAGTCTGGGGTGTTGGTCGTGGTAGTAGTGTAGCTAGCTTTGTATTGTTTTTGATAGGAATTCATCGTATAAATAGTTTGCACTACCAACTGTCGGTAGATGAATTTTTGAAATAAGGAGAACAAAATGGCTATACATAGAACAGCAATGGGGAAAACAGTTGATATGTCTGCAATTCTAGCTAAGAATGAAAAAACTAGAGCAGTTGGTAACATGGGTGTAAATGCACGTGGAGACACTATTGACGCACACGGAAGAATTATCAAACCAGTTACTGCTAAAGTTAATGAGGCATACGGGAAAACAGTAGGCAATCGTTCTGCACAAGCAGCAAAAAACATACCAAAAAATCAACCAAAGATACAACCAGATGAACCGATTGAGATTCCAGAACTAACAGAGCATGAGCGTGAGTTGGATGAATTTTTAGAAGATGACATTGAAGTTGAAAAGATAAAAGCACAAGAAGTTAAAACTAAGGAAACTAAGAAATAACATGGAAGAAATTACACTAGACTTTGAAACTACTGACGAAAAGAAACTAGCGTTCGAACCGCATAAGTTTAAGAAAAGTCAATTCAAACCAATCGGCGCACATATCATTGTTTATGATATGAGTTTTGATGTTCGCATCACTACCAGTGGTATACTACTACCCAATGACGATATGAAAAGTGCAGGTATCAGACCTCGCTGGGGGAAGATATACAAGATTGGCGCAGAGAATAAAGATCCTGATTTGTATGAAGAACTATGGGTCATGGTAAGTCATGGTCGTTGGACACGTGGAATTGATATTGAAGATGAATCGGGTAAAAAAACATTGCGTAGAGTTGATCCTAGTGATATACTATTAGCGTCAGACGAACAAGTATATGACGAAACATTTAGCGACAAGGTGTATTAATGATAAATTGGTTTAAGAAAAAAGTTATTAGCTGGGTTAAAGAAGATTGGGATAAAGTTCGAAGTGATGGTGATAATGGGTTGATTCCCATGGACCGACACATTGTTACTTCTAGTAAAGGTCGTAGATTAGATCATAATGGTATGAACTTCACAATCTATTCAGCAAACGGTGGATATGTAATGGAATATAGTACGTATGACCCTAGAACAGATGAACGCAATACTGCACTACATATCATCACTAGTGACCAAGACTTAGGTCAAAGTATCGCACACATCATAACTTTTGAAATGCTTAGAAAATGAAGAATCAACTCTGGGTAGAAAAGTATCGTCCAAAATCTGTAACAGATTATGTATTCGTAGACGAGCGACAAAAACAACAAGTAGAAGGTTGGATACAGAATCAATCTATCCCACATCTATTGTTGAGCGGTGACCCCGGTACTGGTAAGACTACATTAGCGAAAGTATTGATACATGAACTTGGTGTAGAAGATTATGATGTATTAGAAATCAACGCTAGTCGTGAGAACGGTGTCGCAATCGTGCGTGACAAGATCAATGGATTCGCACAGACTATGCCCTTCGGTAAATTCAAAGTCATCTTGCTTGACGAGGCTGACTATACTAGTCCAGAGTTTCAAGCAGCATTACGTAACGATATGGAAGCATATGCTGATACAGTTCGTTTCATTCTTACTTGTAACTATGAACACAAAATTATCCCAGCATTGCGTGAGAGTCGTTGTCACAAGTTTCATATTGCTAAACCCGATCGCACAGATTATACAGCACGAGCAGCAACTGTATTATTGACTGAAGGTATTGAGTTTGATTTGGATACATTGGACAGTTATGTTCGTGTAGCATACCCAGACTTGCGTAAATGTTTGAATCAACTACAAGTCAATAGCAGCACAGGTAAACTATTGCCCCCTCAATCACAAGGTAATAGTGAACATGAGTTATTGCTAGAAGCAACAACATTATTTAAGGCTGGAAAGATCATTGAAGGTCGTCAGCAATTAATGCAGTATATCGCATTGTATCCAACTCGCATTGAAGATACGTATAAATGGATGTACGATAACTTAGACTTGTGGGGAACACAGCAAGAAAAGCGTGATGCAAGTATCATATTCATTCGCAATGGGCTTGCACAATTGCCGTTAGTCGGGATACCTGAGATTAGTCTAGCAGCGACATTAGTGGAATTAACATCGTAAAGGAGAAACAAATGATTAAAAACACATTAGTAGGATTATTGGTCAGTATTGCATTAGTAGGTAATGCTATGGCAGAAGATGCACCAACAACATTATCAAACTCAGGAACTATAAGTCCTTATAAGGCTCAACGCGGTGGATTATTCTTAGCACCAGATTTACTTCTTGTGATTCCAGGAAACACTAAACTTGACATAAGTACACAAGATTGGGTAGATTCTTCAAATAACACGATTGTTATTTCAAAGATGCCGTATGTCAGTGGTACTAAATATGCCAAAGACTATGCAAAAGAAGGTAGTGTATTCGCTGTAACCACTGATAAGAAATATCGTTATTTTAACGGTAACGGATTACCATCGACACCGATGGGAGAGTATCCTGTGCAACAGGGAACAGAAGCATACAAGTATTATAGTGTTGCACCCGGTGGACATGATTTTAGAACAGGCATTCCTGGCTCAGACTATTCAAGTGCTGCGGCTATTGGTATCAGTCCTTATAGGTTAGTTGTTCAACTACCAAAATACCCTAAAGCAACTGCTACTCCAAATCCAATCGCTTCATTGCCAATGGGTGTAACACTAACCGGTACAGTATGGCATTTTGAATTAGCAAACGCTAGCGGTACAGCATGGTATAATCCAACTTCATTGTTACCTATCGACCAATGCTGGGGGCATCCTTATGCCCAACAATATCACTTACATGGTTATTCATGGAAATGTTTCCCTAATCAAGGAACAGAAGGGCACTCACCGTTGTTTGGATATGCATTCGATGGATTTGGCATCTATGGACCTAGAGGTGATGACAGCAAAATGGTCACCAATGAACAACTGGATGAATGTCACGGACATACTCATAAAGTACTGTGGGACGGTAAAATCAAAAATATCTATCACTATCATTTGAACAATGAATATCCATATAGTATCGGTTGCTTTAGAGGCAAAGTTGACTATGATAAAGCATTAGGATCACCTGATATGAAGTCGCATGGTAAAATGGTTCATGTTACATCAGGACATAAACATAAAGAAGATGAAAGTCTTCCGGACATCATGGTTATACCAAGGGTACCGTTTCAATGAGATATCTATTGATTGTATTTGTTCGTAAACCCAACGGACAGATCGATGAACAAATTAGCATTAGTAAAAGACTAAGAACCTCAGACCTTCAAACTTGCAATGTCATATTAGATTATGCAAAACAAAAAGTACAGAAATGTGTCATTGAAGGTAACACTATAGACACTGGTTGGGAGAAGTTAAATGAATACTATAGAAAAGTATATCCTACATTAGTTGACCAATTAGAAAAGAATAATACTGAGAGTGAAACTCAGAAGAAGTAAAAAGGGGCAAATTGCCCCTTTTTTTAACTGTACAAGTTAAGTACATGCTCAATGATGCGGTGCCTCTGAACATCTTTAATGTCAAATTTGCACAATTGCAACCCTGGTATCACCCCCTTCCTCAATCGATTTTGTAAGTCTAGTAGCCCATTGTCGGCTGTTTTTCTATCGGCTTGTTCAATGTCGCCAGTAATTACAATCTTACTACCAACGCCGATTCTAGTCATAATCATTTTGAGTTGACCAGGTGTTGCATTTTGCGCTTCATCTAACACTACCCAGCTATGTTTGAAGTTACGACCACGACAGAATGCTAATGGGGCAATCTCTATAATCTGTTCAGCTAACATGTGGGTTATTTCTGCTTGTGTGTAATACTCACGTAATACATCTAATAAAGGTCTTGTCCACGGTTCCATCTTTTGATTGATATCACCTGGTAAGAAGCCATGTTTTTCATCATCCACTCCTACTGCGGGTCTAGACAATATGATTCTATCACATTCTCCATCACGCATTGCCTTAATAGCCGCCTGCATTGCTAAATAAGTTTTACCTGTACCGGCTGGACCAGTGACAACAACGATATCGGTGTTTTCATCTAGTAACGCCATTATGTAATTTTCTTGATTCAAGGATTTAGGGACTAACTGTACGGGTCTTTTATTGATCCTTACAGATTTTTGTGCTTGTGCGAAATCTATTGTTTTTGATTCTTTCATGTAAAAAGTTTGATTTGTTTTGTTTTTGCTTGAAAAGCGTGGATCTTGCTGAGTAGTGCGTAAAGCACTGGTTTTCCTTTTGCTCAATGTAAATTCTCCTTTATAAGAGCGTGAGTACTCATAATACTCAATATTATTTAAGGAACTCTTGATGATTCAAAGTAGTATACTTTTAACACAGTTTACTAGACTAAATATAAGGCTAAGGTCAAGATTTTTCTTATTAGTGCTAATAATCAATAAAAGATAAATATATTAATGAAGCACGAAACCGCCGACAATTTTTTTGATAATGTTGATTTTGTCAGCATTATTGATACCGTAAAAGGTATATTTACCAGCGATGGTTCTATGAGTACACTTCTAGACTTTGAAAGAGTATTAGACGAATCTGATTTATATGCATACCGCAACTGGGAATTAGGAGAATTAGTTCAAGGTCCGGTAGTAAAACGCTACTCTGTCAATTGCATATTCATGTGGCCATATGATTTAATGCCAAATCCAAAAGGTGCTAGACGATTAGTAGCAATTGGGTGCAAGGTTAAATTTGCTAAATCCAAGATAGAAGTTCCAGTTGAAGTTAAAGACTACGAAGATTATGTCCCTGGTAGTAGATATCCAAAGATGAAACCAAAGAAAGTTTGGTTTGTGTATATTGAAATCCCTAAAGAATTGTTAGATGATATCAAAGAAGGTTCTATTGATTTGGCTGGACAAACAATTGATTTAGAAGAATTAGATAATTCATACGATGAAGATTTAGATAAAGATGATGGCCAAGATCAAGACGAAAATCAAGCAGCTACTGATGATATGGCACAACCTCAAGCCCCAATGTAAGGCGTAACATGACAAAAAAAATCATTAATGAAGGCCTAGATTATTTGGATATGGTAGACCAAATAGAACCTACCGTTTCTGTAGATGAATATGCTGCCAAGATGGGTAAGGACAGTGATATTGTTACACTGGCATTTATTGTTAAAAGTGAAGCAGCAGGCAATGATTTGGTTGATTGGTTCGAACGTGGGTATGATTGGATATTAGATTCAAGTATCAGTGAAGGTGAATTAAGCCCTGGAAGATATCTAGTATTTGTGGAAATGAAACGCAGAACAAAAGTACCAGAACGCATTGTAGAATTAATTGAAGATTTAGAAACACTTACCGATTTAACAGTAAATGACTGGGATGTTAAAATAGATGGAAAAGATTATACTGCTGATCCTGAAATATTAAAACAACATATCACTATTAGCCCGCATGAATATCGTGAAGAAAATGAAGATCAAGAAGGATTGAATGAGATGCGTAGGCGTGCTGGTTTAGAAACAGTAAACTTGTACGGTAAACCGGACAGCGAGATTAAAGCATATATAGCAATGGCAGGATTATAATATGGCAACAATACTAGCACAAAAAGCAACAACAGATTCAGCACTAGCAAAGAGTGACGACCATCATGAAGTATTAGCAGCGGATCCAACTATACCGCAATTTCCACAAGGAAGTAGTTATGGAACAACAAGCACTACAACAGGCTTTGGTGGAAATTCAACGTTTGGAACAGGAACGTCTGGATTCAATCAAAACAGTTTTAACTCCCCTAGCTTCAACACACAACCAAATACAGGATTTGGAAGTACCCAAAACATCAATCAATCAACTGGACAACAACCAGTATTGACCGGTGCTGCTCCAACTAACGCAGCTAGTGGTGCTGATGTATTAGTTGCAAACGACAAAGAAAGCGAACACTGGATAAATTCAAAATGGCGTCCTGCAATGGGTTGGTTATATATGGCCACATGTTTTACAGACTTCATTTTATTCCCTATTCTTTGGAGTCTACTACAAGCACTAAACAAAGGTGCAGTAACTAGCCAATGGCAACCATTGACATTACAAGGTGCAGGACTATACCACATAGCTATGGGTGCTGTTTTGGGTATTGCAGCATACGGACGTACTAAAGAAAAGGTCGCCGGCGCTAACTAAAGTGTTGACAATAGCATCATAGTGTGCTATACTTACTGAATGGACCATTACAATACTTTGGGTGTTAGCAAGACTGCTACACCTGACGAAATCAAAAAAGCATATCGCAAACTGGCTAGTCAGCATCATCCTGACAAGGGCGGTGACAAGGCTAAGTTCCAAGAGATACAAGCCGCTTACGATACACTAAGCAACCCAGACAAACGTCAACAATACGATAGTCCTCAACCGCAAGGATTCCATCAACAAGGCGGAGTTCCCCCAGGCTTTGAACATATCTTTAGTCAGATGTTTGGTGGCGGCAACCCGTTTGACCCGTTTGGACAGCAACGAAGAAATCAACCGCAAACATTCAGAACCACAGTGGGTGTCACACTTGAACAAGCATATCACGGTGGCGAACAGATACTCAAACTACAGACACCAACAAACACACACGCAGTAACTATTAAAATTCCCAAAGGAATTAATAATGGTAATCAAATGCGTATTGACAATGTTATAGATGGTGCTAGTTTAATGGTAGATTTTCATATTGTACCACATCTTAAGTATGAAAGACAGGGTAATGATTTATTGTGCAACCATCAAATATCAGTATTGGATTTGATTGTTGGAACAACTTTTGAATTCACAACATTAGCTGGAAAGACATTAGAAGTCACGGTCAAACCAAAAACACAACCATACATGCAATTAAAACTAGCTGGGCATGGAATGCCCATTTATAACTCAAGTGGTTACGGAGACCAAATTATATTGTTCAAACCATTCATCCCTGATATCATTGACGAGCAGATAGTAAATAGTATTGCAGCATATAAACAACAAAGGAATATAAAATGAACCACTCACCCGAAATTGATAGTATTATTGAAAGTGCTATTCAATCTGCCAAAGAAAGAAAACACCAATATGTAACAGTAGAACATTTACTACTTGGATTAGTAAATCATAGTTCATTCAAAAAATGTTTACATAGTTTTGGCGCAGATGTTGAAACAATGGACCAAGAGATTAACGCATACTTGGATAGCTTACATGCTATTGTAAGCAAAGATACTGATGTAGTTCCTCGCAAAACTAATAGTTTAGAACGAGTAATGAATCGCTGTGTTACTCAAGTATTGTTCAGTGGGCGTAGACAAGTTACAACAGTTGATTTGTATTTGAGTATTGCAAGTGAAGGCAATAGTCATGCACATTATTTCTTATTGAAATATGGAATCAACAAAAATGAATTTGTAGCACACTGGCAGAAACATTATAAGCACGGTGAGACTGGAAATCTAACTGACAATCAAGCTGACGAAATCCTTGAAGAATACACAATCAACCTGACACAATTGGCAGAACAAGGTAAACTTGAGCCATTGATCGGTCGCGGCAAAGAACTTGATGACATTATCAATGTACTTGCTAAACGATTTAAGAGTAATGTATTGATGGTCGGCGATCCTGGTGTTGGTAAAACAGCAATCGCTGAAGGGCTAGCACAGATGATGATTAACAAAGAAGTCCCTGAATTCTTGCAGGACCATCAACTATACAGTTTAGAAGTAGGTAGCTTACTTGCTGGTAGTAAATATCGCGGTGACTTTGAAGAAAAAGTCAAGCAAGTATTGGAAGCATTGAACACAAAGAAAAAGACTATTCTGTTCATTGACGAAGCACATACTATGCAGGGTGCAGGTGGTGCAAACAATGGTAGTGTTGATTTTAGCAACATGATTAAGCCAGCAATCACTAAAGGTACTCTTAAAGTTATTGCTAGTACAACATGGGAAGAATACTACGAGAGTTTTGAGAAGGACCGTGCATTGATGCGTAGGTTCTATCGTATTAGTGTTGATGAACCTAACCATGATACAACAGTACGTATTCTTAATGGATTAAGTCTTAGACTGAATGATTTCCATGATGTGAATATCACAGATGAGGCAATCAAAGCAGCAGTTGAAAGTGCTGACCGTTATATACACGACCGCAAGAACCCAGACAAGAGTATTGACTTGCTTGATGCCGCTTGTGCTAAACAACGTGTAGCAGAGAACAAGGGCGCAACTATCACTAAAGAACTTATATTTGACCAAGTTGAACGATTCACTGGGGTACCCGCTGACAAGATGAAGGGTGATAACTTTGATTTGATTCACAACTTAGAATCAAACATCAAAGATAAACTATATGGGCAAGATAAAACAGTACAACAGGTACTTGAACGAGTCTATGTTAACTTTGCCGGTATTGGCAACGATACTAAACCAACAGGTAGCTTCTTATTCTTAGGCCCAACTGGTACTGGTAAAACTGAACTTGCTAAACTATTGAGCAAGAACTTAGATATGCCATTGCTCAAGTATGATATGAGTGAGTATGGTGAGAAGCATAGTGTTAGTAGCTTGATTGGACCTCCTCCTGGTTATGTTGGGTTTGGTGACAGTCAAGTAAGTGGTGGACGATTGATTAATGACTTGAGCAAGAACCCACACAGCATCATGCTGTTTGACGAGGTCGAGAAAGCACATCCAGATATCTTTAATATCTTCTTGCAGATGTTAAACGAAGGGCATATCACTGGATCTAATGGTAAGCAGGTTAACTGTAAAAACAGTATCATTATCATGACCAGTAACTTGGGAAGTAGTGATAGCGAACGCAACAACATTGGTTTTGGTACACAAGAAAAGACGGGCGAAGATGATAAAGCATTGAAAGAATTTTTCAAGCCCGAGTTTCGTAATCGTGTTGATTTGATTTGCAAGTTTAACAAATTGGATACACTTGCTATCAAAAAGATTGTTATCAAGTTTACCGATGACTTGAAAAAGAGTTTGATAGACAAGCATGATATCACAATGAACTTGAGCGAGCCAGTAGTTGAATTCTTGGCAGAGCAAGGATACGATAAGAAGATGGGCGCACGACCATTAGCAAGAAAGATTGATGAATTGATTCGGGTGCCTCTAAGTAAAAAAGTCTTGTTTGAACGCATTAAATCTGCTACAATCAATGTTGTGATGACAGACGGTGCAATTGATTTTGCAGTAACACATAAACTAACAGCTAAGGTGAACCAAAATGGGATTATTGAGGTCAGTTAATAACGTTCCTAATATTGATTTCTATGAATATAAGGAAACTAACTATTACAACAACTATAGATATCGTGCTAAATTTGCTATTGATGGATTATCATTTACTAACTATGCTAAAACTCCGGGCGAGTTGATCAAGAGACTGAATGAATCTGGATATCGCAAGGTTCGGCCAGATATAAAAGCGGTAGTAATGGGTAAGATCAATGAACTTAACAACTTCATTGATTGGCGTAATGCTAATAAAAACCCTGGTCTAATAACTTTTAGACTTGAGCATGATACTATGTCAGTGTACAGCAACAATTTAGAGTTGTTGCTTACATTGAAGGATCTTGGACTGGTAACAGTAAAGATTACAGAAGTAAAAGTAGAGCAATTTGCTGGTACAAAATACTATGTTAATAAACCAAAGCATAACTACAGGATTTACTTAAAGACTGCGTATATTGATAATAACTCAAATTTCGTACCGGATTTATATAATACTATAAAGAATAGCAAAGAATTGGTTCCTAGCAATGCATTAAAAGTTTGGTTGAACGATTTTGTCAAACGGCCAATTGCGAGTAGGAGTAGTTGGAGATATCACTATAGCAGTAGTTCATATTCTATTGACTATGACAATGAAAGCACATTAAGCTATTTGATGCTTATGTATGGTGATATGCTTGGAAAACGCTATAAATTAGAAAAGCGACCCGTACCTGTCTAAAATGATAAATACTCTATTAATAATGGAGTATTTACCATGGCAAAGATTGTAGAAGATGTATTAGTCATCAAATTCAGCAAAATCGTTAAAGATTCAGACACCGACAATGGTGGACTTGTAGGAACAGACATTCAGACTGCGCTAGAACAAGTTGCACAAGAATTAGTCGGTGAAGCAGTTGTAGTAGAAGTGGTACGAGCATAATGAGCCAATCTACCACACTTATTCTGCTACCGCAGACAGCCTACGTAAATCCAGGAAATGCGTCACCCTATACAGTCGTAGGGAACGCACAACCTGCTGCTGCTTATTACTTAGGTAACAGGGATTTACAGACAGTTAATCTTAGTGTAACCAATATTATTGGCAATATTGTTATTCAGGCCACACTAGCAAATCCAGCATCAGTTGACAATCAATGGTTTGATGTGTACGAGTTTAACGGAAGCGATAATCCTAATGCTAGTCAATATACAAACATCACTGGAAACTTTGTTTATATGAGAGCAAAGATTGTAGATTTCCAGCAGGGTTTGGTTAATTATGTAAAGTTGAGTTACTAAAATGAAACTATTTGAAGGTGGAAATGTAGTACCTAACGCGGTACCAATACAAAAAAGCAATTTTAATGCTGCCATGACAAACTTGCAAAAAGTATTACCTAAGGGCATTAATACATATCCGATCGGTAGTGCAGGTAAGAAAGAAGTTAGCAGCGATATCGATGCATTGATAGATGCTAGTGAATTGATGGCAGTGTTCCCGGCAAAAGAATTAAAATTAAGTCGCAAAGCATTAGAAGATTATTTCAAAGAAAAAGGATTGTTTTCTGCCCGCACAGGAGTGAGCATACATGTTGGTATTCCTACAGGGGTAGGTGATGAACTTGTTCAAGTAGACTTGATGGCAGTAGAGAATGCCAAAGCTGCACAACCATTACATACACATGACTATACTGATAGCAATATGAAGGGTGGAACATTACATGCTATATGGGCTGATCTAGCAAACATGACTCAGATTCCAGGACATAATAGCATGATGTTAAGTCCCTACAAAGGATTGGTAGATAGAGAAACAAAAGAATTAGTTACTAATGATAAAGACGCTATAGCAAAAATCATAATCGGTCCTACTGCTACAGCAGATGATATGGGTAATCCTCCAAAAGTATTGAAAGCGTTGCAACCATATCCTGAAAAATATAAAATAATTAAAGATAAGTATTTTAGTGAGCCAGTACAAGAAGGCAGCTTAGAGTGGTTCCGTAAAACATTGGACATGATCAAATGAAATTACGTGAATTCATAACTGAAGCAGCAGGCCCAAAGGTTGGTCGCAAGTATCAACACATTGAAGACCTTATAGTTAGTGATGGGAGTCATGGTGGATTACATGCGATTGAACGTCTAAGACATATGGGTGAAGAAGGCGGAAGTATTGAATTGAAATGGGACGGTATGCCAGTAGTATACTGGGGGCGTGACGAGCAAGGTAACTTTGGTATGTTCCCAAAGAATGCTTGGCAATACTTAAAGAGTGGCAAGACTGAGACAAGTAGTGGCGCATCTACAGTGATGCGTAGTCCAGATGATGTTAAAGCATTTGTGATGGGCACTGGTAGCGGTGATCCTAAAGCTAGACAACAGTTCGCTAATCAGTTTGCTAGTTTATGGCCATACTTTGAAAAGATCAGTCCTAAGCAAGGTTACTTAGAAGGTGGATTACTATTCTATCCTGGCAACAAACCAGACGGTACTAGTGCTATGCCAATAGTAAATCCTGAAACAAACACATATGATTTCACCCCAAACATTACTACATTTCATATTCCAGTTGATAGTGAATTAGGTAAAAAGATTAAACAATCAAAAGTAATGGTCGCAGCTACTGGCTATTTCCCAACAATGGGTAGTAGTGACGAGCAACGATTGCCAAACGCAGAGAGTCTAAGTGTGCCGGGTGTCATTGTGCAAGGTACTAC